TTAATATGTTAGTAGCAACTCTTAATCATAATTTACCAAATTGGACAGATAATTTAGTAAATCAATTACGCCGAGATACGTACTTTGAAAAATGTGAGCTAATGGTATTAGATAATGGTTCTTCAGAATCGTTAGCACAATCGACTACACATCGTTTAGATGAAAATATATTCTTCGGCGGAGGTTTTAATGTAGTATTAGATTATTTTTTACAAACAAATCATGAGTATCTTTACTTTTTAAATAATGATCTTGTATTTCATGGTCCAGCATTCTTATCAACATCGATTCGAGAAGCTTTAGAATCAGATGCATCGGTTTATTCGCCATCAGTTATCAATGCATCGATTGATCAATGTCATTGGAAACAAATGTGGAATTGGGGTCAAGGATTACGCAACGTACGTTGGATTGATTTTCAGGCTCCATTAATACGTAGAGATATCTTAGAAAAAATAAAACAGTTTCCAAATGAATTAATATACGGATGGGGCTTAGATTTTTATGCAGGTTGTATTGCTGACCAATATGGAATGAAAACCATTGTGTCAGACAACAATACTATTGCACATATGAATTCATTAACATTTAAAGAAAACAAGATAAATATCGGAGTCTCAGAATTTTGTAGGAACGCAGAATCAAATATGAATTCGTATTTTTTGAATTCTGAATTTAATTACTTATATTCTAATATGAGACAATACGGAGAAAACTATACAATATGATATCACTAATTATACCTAGTTACAATAACTTGCAGCATTTAAAGAATGTATATGCAAGTATACAGAAACACGCTCCGGCAGCTGAAGTTATCTTATTAGATGATGGTTCGACAGATGGAACATGGGAGTGGATTTGGGAACTTGCAGAAGCACGACAACATAGAGAAGTTAAATGTTTTCGATCATTAGAGAGAGTAGGTCATACAATACTTTATGACAAAGGAATTGATATGTCTACAAATGAAATAGTGGGTATCTTACATGCCGATATGATTATTGGTCCTTTGTATATTGAAAACATGTTAAAGCACTTACAACCAGGCAAAGTGGTGTGTGCAACACGTATAGAACCACCTTTACATCCGGAAGGCAAAGAAAAGATAATTCGAGACTTCGGAATGGATTTTGATACATTGAACATAGATGCATTTGAAGAATTTGTTGAATCTGCTCAGTTAGAATTTAACAATCAAACTACGCGCGGAATGTTTGCACCATGGATTCTTTATAAAAAGGATTTTCAAGCAATAGGGGGACACGATCCTTTATTTGCTCCATTCCCATATGAAGACTCGGATATATTTCAACGTTGGATAATGGCCGGATATGAATTGGTGCAAAGCAGAGATGCATTTGTATATCATTTAACTTGCCGGGGTCATCGATGGAATGAACAAGTAGGACAAGATGATTCATATTATAAAATAGTATCACAACGAGCAGCGCGTAACTATTTGAGAAAATGGGGTAGCTGGATTCGTAATGATGAATTTCAATATCCAATTATTACACCGAAATACAATATTGCATATGTAGTTAGGAACTGCACAATTGACGCACTATCAGCATTAGAGCCATGGTGTGATCGAATTTATATTGATGATGAAATGCAAGTATTAACTACCCATTATATAGATTCGGAACAATCAAACACTACATATGATTTAACAAAACGTATAATGGTTATTGGACATAATGATCCACAGGGTGAAAATGATGTAGTTATTGAATTTGATATAAAACGAATGTCACACATTGATTATAGATATTTACAACAAATTCCAGAAATTTTATCACAATCTGATGTGGAAATAGGCGATTTCCGATTAGGTAACCTTCAAATATACATTGCTCATTTAGAATCATACGAAAAAACTCTTATTAACATTAGTTAACAGATATTTATAATAAAGTTAAATTAATCAGTTATTGATTTCAACTAGTTATGTCATTTACAAGGAGAAAAAATGACAAACAAAAAGAACTTTATTAAAAGTATGTTATCTGATGAATCTGGAAATGTTTCATCAAAACGATTTGTAGGAATTGTAGCTGGATTATCTTTATGCATAACAATGTATGCTAATAGTTATTCGCATGGCGATATTAAACCATCCGATACATTAGTTAATGCAGTTTCGCTATTATCATTTGGATGTTTAGGATTAGCTTCTGTTGACAAAGTTTTTGGTAAAAAATCAAATAACGATAAAACGGAAAACTAATAAAATGAGTTTAAAGAGTTTACAAGAAAAGATTGGGGTTACCGCAGATGGTGCCTTCGGTCCAGGAACAATGAAAGCAGCAATGACTTTCTACAAACTAACTCCAATTCGTGCTGCACATTTCTTTGCACAAACAGCTCATGAAACGGGTGAATATAAACTATTCAGTGAAAATCTAAACTACTCTGCTCAAGGTTTGCAAGGTACTTTCGGTAAATACTTTCCAGGTACATTAGAAGAATCATATGCACGTAATCCAGAAAAGATTGCAAATCGAGTATATGCAGATCGTATGGGAAATGGCAATGAAGCTTCTGGAGATGGATGGAAGTATCGCGGAAGAGGTGCTTTACAATTAACTGGAAAAGCTAATTATGAAGCATTTGCTAAGTATTTAGGAAAACCAGAAATTCTAACTACCCCCGATCTAGTTGCAACTACTTATGCCTTTGAATCAGCAATGTATTTCTTTGAAAAAAATAAACTTTGGGCTATTTGTGATAAAGGAGTTGATGCAGCTATAATCACATCTTTAACAAAAAGAATTAACGGTGGTACAAACGGATTAGATCACAGAACAAAACTAACTGCTAAATACTATAATTACGTAAAATAACAGATTACATGGAGTATTAATTACTATGAAAAATCTATCAAAAGAAGAGTTATTAAGTAGATTAGAAGCAATCAATAGAAGTAATGCTATTATCTACTTCGATCTTGGTGGTACTATATTAGGGGTTAATGACATTTTTTTAGAAGCAATGGGTTTTGGTATCGGAAATCATGATGATATTATCGGCAAACATCATAGCATGTTCGTATGTGAAGATTACGCAAGATCACTTGAATACGAAAAGTTTTGGGATATATTAAGAAGTGGTAAGTTTTATACTGGCGAATTTGAGAGAAGAAGAAAGGATGGAAGTCTTATCAATCTTCAAGCAACTTATAATCCTATTTTGAATGAGGATGGTAAGATCACCAAGATAATGAAAATTGCTACTGACATTAGTGCAATTGTTAATAGTAAAAAACAAATAGATGCCATTAACAGAAGTACAGCTCTTATTAGTTTCAATACTGACGGATTTATAACAGATGTTAACCCTATATTCTTAGAAACCATGGGGTATAAATACAACGAAAAAGATAAAGTTATTGGAAAGCATCATAGTGTTTTTGTAAGTTATGAGTACTCTAAATCTGATGAATATGCTAAGTTTTGGGAAAGCTTAAAAAAAGGTAAGTACTTTGATGGAATATTTGAAAGAAGAAAGGTAGATGGATCCGTTGTTCATCTACAAGCATCTTATAATCCAGTATTTGATAGCAAAGGTAATATTACAGATGTAGTTAAAATTGCAACTGATATTACTGAGGCTGTAAACAATAAAACAAAAATAGATGAACTTTCAAAAAATTTACAATCAGAGTTAGATAATTCCGAAAAACTTAGAAACTCAATAGAGTTAGAAAAAGATGCGGCTTTGAATGACTTAGATGTAATGATGAAGAAAAGTCAAAGCGAGCTAATAAAAATAATTGTTAAGGTTGCATTGGCTGTTATTGTAGGTGTTGGTGTTGTAACAACAATATTATACTGGATGGCTATTGTAACAAATCAAGACACTCAAATTATTGGATCAACTTGGAGTAACATGTTTAGTGTATTGCTAACAAATGCTTTCTCAATAGTTGGTACTATTATGGGTATTAAGTATGCTACTCAAGAAGGAAGTAAAGAAAAAAAATAAAATAATTATATTTAATAATAAGGAATCATCTATGAAACTAAGCGAACATTTATCATTAGCAGAAGTAACGCGTAGCGAAACTGCAAAAAGAAAAGGTATCTCAAATTTACCAACAGATGCTCATATTGCAAACTTCAAATTATTAGCAGAAAAGATTTTTGAACCAATTAGAAATAATTTTGGTAAACCTATTCACATATCTTCAGGATATAGATCCGCTGCTTTGAATAAAGCTATCGGTGGCTCATTGTCTTCACAACATTGCTCAGGTGAAGCAATTGATATCGATATGGATGGTCATGCTGGTGGAATTACCAACAAAATGGTGTTTGATTACATCAAAGACAATTTAGAGTTTGACCAATTGATTTGGGAATTTGGTACAGACAGCAATCCTGATTGGGTTCATGTATCTTATGAGTCTACAGGCAAACAACGCAAACAAATTTTAAAGGCAGTTAAAAAAGGTGGCGCAACATCTTACGTACCTTATAAATAAATTTAAAATTACGACAATTATGAAAACAATTCCATTGGTACTATCAATTAGCATAACAACTGTCATGACATTCATTGGCACGTATTTTTATAATCTAACAATGAACAATGCAGATCAATACTTAGCATTAATTGCAGTAGTGTTATTTGATGGATTCTTTGGAATTATAGCCGGCACTAAACGCGAAGGATTTCAAACACGCAAAGCAATTAAAGTTTTACGTACTGCAGTAACATGGGTTGCAATTTTAACTGTATTATTATTAGTTGAATCAGCCTTCAAAGGAACATTGTGGTTAAGTGAAACAATATTAGTACCATTTATTATATTTCAATTGATGAGTGCGCTTAAGAATGCTAGCAGCGCCGGATTCATTAAAGCAGATCTTTTAAATCAAATACTAGAAAAATTCGATAAGCATAAAGACCAATGATTTGATTTATTGGTCTTTTTTCTTATAATATATGTATGAATTATAAATACATATTTACATCTATACTTATATTCTTATTAGGACAAATTGTTGTTTGGATACAAGTAAATGGTCCTATACTTTGGCCCTGGGCTAAATCATATCGTTTTCTGTTAATGTTGTTAGGCGTTCCTATTACATGGGCATTTATGGAAGCAACACGATTTGCTGTGCAAGGATTTGGAGGTCAGTTCTGGCCGGGTAGGTTCATGTCATTTGTTGCCGGCATCTTTGTATTTACTATAATGACATATTTCTTTCGGAATGAAGCAATTAATCTAAAAACAGCAGTATCTCTATGTTTAGCACTTTCCTTAATATTAGTACAGCTCTTTTGGAAAAGTTGATATTTATTTTAAATGATCAACGAATACGAAACACATAGCCAACTGAATCCAAAACTATGGGATGGTGATACACTTCATCCTAAAGTTCGAATTGCATTTTTAAAAATTGCAAAGGCATTCTATGATTTTTTAGACATATCAGAGTATGCCGATGTGAAGGATATTCTGTTGATTGGTAGTAACGCTAATTACAATTGGACGGAACATAGTGATATTGATTTACATGTTTTAGTTAATTATTTAGAAGTAAATTCTAATTATCACATAGTTAATAACTATTTTCACGCAAAGAAAAGCGTCTGGAATGAAAATTACCCATTACAATATAAAGGAATGAACATTGAGTTATACGCTCAGGATTCTCAGCAAAAACTTCATTCGTCAGTTGGTGTATATTCTGTGATGAAAGGTAAATGGATAAAAAAACCAGATTCTGCTATCATTTCAGTTGATGATACCGCAATACAAGCAAAAGCCGATCCATATGAGTATGAAATAGATGAATTAAATATCGATGATGTTAATATTGAACAAAAAATACAGAATCTCAAACGACGACTCAAACATCTTCGTCAAACAGGCCTGGAAGCAGAAGGTGAATATTCTGTAGAAAACATGGCATACAAACATCTGCGTAATAAAGGATATTTAGAACGTTTAACTCAGTTAGAAAAAAAGGCTACAATATCTAATCTAGCAGTAGAACATGTTATAAACGAAGTAACAATAGATAATATACTAGATGAGGTGACTGAGTCTCTTATAATGCATGTTACGGGTCAAAAAAGATTACAAGCTACTGATTGGACCGATGTTGTTATGAAAACAGGTGCAGTTGTTGATCGTTTAGGCCAATGGAAACATCCGGGTCGGTGCACTATGATACCAACCCAAGACGGTGCAATAACAATGCAAAGTGTAGCACATCCGGTACTTGGAATTGATAACACCGGCCATATGCAAATGATGCAACCAGAACAGCAATATCAATTTCCAGGTCGGCTAGTATTTGAAATACCACATACGGCTCAATGGCAAACAATGATAATGCAACTACAAAACGCGGTGAAAAATGGATCAAAATACAAATAAAATAGGGTTGGGTAGCGATATCAAGAAGCTAACTAGTGCAACTGGTTTAGATCAACTAGCAAAACGCATAGCACAGATTTTGGATGAAGATTGTGGGTGTGATGAACGAGAAACGTGGCTGAATGAAAAAACTAAAAATTGGCCTATGTATAAAAACAAAAGGATAAACGATGGCGATAATAAATAAGACAGGAATTGGCGAAGGCAATTTAATTCAAGCAGAACACATAACACGTATTATTGATGCATTGACAAGTGTCAGTACTGATACCGTTTCTGCCACCGGTTCTTTCACCGGATCGTTCGTTGGAAATGGAATTGGGCTCACCGGGATAGTATCCAGTACTGCAACATCAGCATCATACGCAGCAACTGCTAGTTTTTTAACAGGCACGATTAGTTCAGCATCATTTGCTAGCACAGCATCATTTGTTAATCGATTAGTTCAGAATGTAGCAATAACCGGATCATTAAATGTATCCGGAAGCGTAACTGTACGATTGAGAAGTGTTAGTGGTAATGTTCCAACCGCAAACTCTGGCTCTCAATTAGTTGCATCTGATTACATAGTAACATTTGCTGGGTCGGCACCGGGCGTTGGAACAAAAAACTGTATTATATTACCTCCAGCTAATACGGGACAAATACTAATATTGCAACGGGGATCAGGAACATCAGCCATGGCTATATCCGGATCTAGTGGAGAACAAATTAATGATGCTGCTGGATATTCATTCCCTACTGCTAATTATTCACAACGTACATTTGTAAGCAACGGAACACAATGGCTTGCTGATCCTAATTAATGAATAATATAATAGTATATTTATATAAAAAAGGAAACAATATGAAACTTACAAGAGAACAAGTATTAGGAATTATCCGCCACGTATTAACATTTGCCGGCGGTATTGTATTAGCTAAAGGTTTAGTAGATCAAGGTACTTTAGATGCTATCATTGGTAGTGCTATCACACTAACAGGTGCTATTTGGTCCATCGTTGCAAAAAAGGCATAACATGAACAATGACTGTGGATGTGAACAGAGAGAAGATAATTACATGTTCTTTCAGAATCTAAAAACAATACAACACGCTGTTAGTGAATTATTGAATATGGATCCGGCACAAGTAGACAAATTGCTTAGCAATGGTCATGCCTGGGCTGTTGATCATATTACAACTTCAGCAGATGATGTAGAAGAAGTATATCATTTCATAACTACCTCAATGGGTCATGAAGATGCAACAGATGCATACAATTCACAACAGCCACAATTTGTACCTGTTGATTTTAAAAATCACTTGAAACAAGTTATGGGTGAGCGTATTGAACATCATGATGGAAAATGGGTTGTTAAACCTAAAAAGGGAAATCATGTATTAGGAACTCATCCTACTAAGAAAGCTGCAATGAAACAATTGGCAGCAATTGAAATTTCAAAACATAAAAAATAAGTTATGCCATTTTTAAATAGTAATATACCAACTATTACTTGTTATATACGAAATGAATTTTTATTCAATCAAGAAAAAGGCCATGGGGAATATACTGCGGCTGATGTACATAGTGTAGCATCTATACAAAAAAGAACTCCTTTATTCGAAGCATTTTTAGAGAATGGAGTTAACTGGACCAGGCGACCGATACATGCATTTGTATGGAAACAAGATGCCGAAAAACTACCATTAACTGAACATGTTTATTGGGACTGTTTTAGTTCATACATTGACGTTCATGTTAGAGAACGATTATCTGGTTTAAGAGCTGACCTAATTTCAATTACCGGTGTTAAACGACAAGGAACATATCTATTTACATTGGATTGGGCACATGAAAACAGAAATGTTTTAGATACCAATTTCTCAGAAACTCCTGAACACAAATGCGGACATGTTTTTAAAATGGATAACGGCAACTATTTTATTTATCCTAACAACAGAATCATATGGATGGATAAAGCATGGACTTATAATAGAATAGATAAAAATCCAGGCTATAAAATAGATATGACAATATATACTGTGGAAAATCAATATGGATTTGAAACTGATTATTCTTATATGACGGAATTTAAACCAGATACTAAATCTAAATGATATTTATTAATATGAAACTAATGAATTTATTATTCGAATCAAAAGATAAAACAGAAACTTTTGAATCATTTGCAGATACTAGAGAAGCTGGTGCAGAGAAGATTGTTAACAATGCAAAATCAAAAGGTGGATTAGCTTTATTAACATGGCATCATTTTAAAGTTAAATTGCCATATTATAAAAAAGCAGCAGCTGGTAAATTTGATCTAGATGCCGCAAAAAAAGAATTCGAAACTACATATAAAAAAATATCAACATCCATGACACAAACAGAGTTTCAAAGAGAAGTAGGTCGTTTAGAAGTTTTAGGTGAATTAATTATTCGGGAGGAACGTGGTAAATGATACGTTTAAAGAGTATATTAACAGAAGCAACATTAGCAACAGATAATGACTTCCGAGAAAAGGTTAAATCCTGGGAAGGACCAGGTCCTGTTGATGCAAACAACAATCATTTAGCATATGATGATGCAAATCCATCGGTACCAGCAAAATCAGGTGCGCCTGTTCAAGGTACATTGACAATTGGGTATGGGACAACCGCAGTAGTATTGCCAAATTTGAAACCTGGCATGAAAATATCTCCACAAAAGGCAGAACAATTACTAACTAAAGGTATTGCTGATCATGAAGCAAAAGCTAGACGCTTAGTATCAAAATATGATACATATCCAACATATGTGCGAGAAGCAATTTTAAATGCAATATATCGAGGCGATTTAGGACCTAAAACAATTGCTGCAATTAATAAAGGACAATGGGATAATGTTGCGACAATGTACTTGCAACATCCTAATTATACAAGCCCGGGCAAATTTGTCGGCGTTGTTAAACGAATGAAATCCAATGCAGATGCCTTTACAAGATACGCTAAAGAAATAAAACCAAAAACGTCAGCAAAAGCATTTACATATGTAGGCAAAACAGTTTATCCGAAACCAGGTGGTGGCGGATATGTTAATGTGCGAGATGAAGATTATGTTAACAATGGACTCATCAACAATGAAATTGGTAAAGTATGGTTTCCAGCACCAGTAGGTGTTGTAACGAAAGCACAAAAAGGCCAAGACGGTAAAACATGGTACTATGTTAAATTAGCTGATGGTAGCGGATTTGGATATGTACGTAGCGATGTTGTTAAATCAACAAACAGCAAAGTGTATGTAGTTCAGCCAGGTGACACATTGTTAAAAATTGCAGTGAAAAATGGTTTGACATTGGATGAAATAAAACAATTCAATCTAATGACAAATGATAAAATACAACCCGGCCAGAAGATTTGGTTAGTACCAAAACCTGCCAAATAATTTGGTTATAATATATAATTTACTTATAATATAGTATGAACTTAGATAATTACATAGAACAGGTATTCAAAGGTTCCATTGACGTTATGAAAACCGATAAATGGAAATGGCCTGGGCATTGGAATGAGTCTAGGAAACTTAAATTTTTAAATGATTCATTAAGTTATGCGAGCGAAAATGAGTTCTGGGAACAAGCAGCAATTATCAGAGATGTCAAAGAAACAATCACACAAGACAACCCGGGGACAATATCAGGTGATACTACACAATGATAGTCATAACACATTCGATCATGTTATTGATTGTTTGATTGAAATTTGTGGACATAATTACTATCAAGCTGTTCAGTGTGCTACACTTACACATGGTGCAAAACAATGTTCTATTTATATAGATACATATGATTCTTGCGAAAATGTATGTGAGGAACTTCTCAAAGAAGGTTTGGATGTAGTAGTTACAAAATTAAAAAAACATGTTTAATTGGTTGAGAAAATTCCGGATTGGTACTTTGCATGCAAAATATCATCGAGCAATGCGTAAAGCTGTTACTGCTCGTAACAATCAAGACATTCTAGAATTTAAAAAATATATTTATCAAGCAGAAGATGCTTGGCGTAAAATAGTTATATTAACAGAAAAATCAAAATAAAGTTATGGGAAAAAGAGCCGTATATTCTGGAGAATCTGCTAAAGACAGATCAATCAACTTGATGGATAAATTCATCACAAAAAATCAAAATCGAGATAAACACAAACAACAACTTCCGGCACGTCGCAAAGATCCTAACATTCCTGTGAATCTTTGGCCACTGAAAGATCAATTGGAATATTATGCCGGCATAACAGATGCAGATCGGTTTGATCAGGACTATTCTGCATATTCAACATGGTATGCCAAAGTAAAAACGCAAAGTGGACTTTATCATCAAACGTTTACAGATTTTGCAGGTAAGTTTAAAAACGAAATGCGAGAAATGTGGGAACGTAAAACACCGCCGAAAGAGGCACTTACCTGGCTTCGTAAGAAAGGGGTATATTAGTATGGCTGATAAGCAATATAAGTATGTATATGGGCGAGGAAGGTCCTCATTTGATCTTCCCGAGTCTGATATTCGATATGCTATTGCGAATACCAAGTCAAATGCTGAAGCAGCCCGGTTTATGAAGGTATCATTTGATACTTGGAAGAAATATGCAAAGATGTATGTGGATCGGGAAACTGGTAAGACTTTGTATGATCTTCACACCAACCAAGCTGGCATTGGAATTACTAAAGATGTTGCAAAAGCCACTTCAGGTCCATATGCAATAGACAAAATCCTTTCCGGTGAGTATCCTAATTATCCAACATGGAAGCTTCGCAATCGCATATTAGCTCTTAACATTATGTCAGAAGAATGTGCATGTTGTGGATATGCAGAACGCAGAATAACAGATGACACAGTACCATTGCTACTAGATCATATTGATGGAGATGACACCAATCATCGCATAGAGAACCTGCAAATGATTTGTTTGAATTGTTACTATCAACAAGTAGGCAATCCATTTAACAAAGACAAAGAGACATTTTGGAACTATAATATGTTAGACTGATATTTATTAAAGAATGATATCACTGAAGAAAATTATAGTAGAAGGACGGTACGATAGCTTAGTAACTGAATTATCCAGAAAGATGCTAACAGTTATCAAAGACAGTTATGCTGCAGTGAAAGATCCTGCTGGTAAATTCGCCGGAGAGACCATTTATTACAAATCAAAAGACAAAGCACCGGCAATTGTATCTGATGATTATCCACACATATTTTTTGAGGAAGTTGAAAACACTGCAATTCCATTAGAGTTCTATTTAATACTAAAAGTGCAATGGATTGATGGGTTAGCAGATTTTCAGCATGGTGGAGATGCATACAATGAAACAAAACCACATTCTGATGATATGCCACTAATCGAAGTACGATTCGAAATAGATCCTGCAGATTACCCGGCTATATTAAGCAAAGTAGCAATGTATCT